TTATCATAACCAAATTTTCGTAATTTCTTCTGAAATTCGATTGCCTCGCTTATTGAGACACGCCCCTCTTTATTTTTAACAGTTGATTCTCCAATGAATATTTCTTTAATTAATATCATATCATTAGCATTAATAGAAAAGATGATCGAATGACCATCTTTAACATATTCACTATCGTGAACAAAAGAATAAACATCGGATGTATACTCTTCTATAAATGTTATCATATTAAAATATCTAAACTCTCTGTATATAATGATCTCATTAATACATCAAGTTTCTTTTTATCTCCATCTATATTTAAACTGCCAATATGTTTTGTTAAAATAGTTAAAGTATCTTCTGCTTCTTCAACCAAATCATCTGCATCTAAAACATCTAGATTACTATGATCTTCTACAACTTTAAGGTCGGCCGGACTGGCCAGTGTGATCCCTTCGATAAAAACATCAAACCAATATGGTTCTGTTTTATTGACTACTATAACTTTAACAAACGTATTTGTCAATTCATTAAATTCTTTCTTCTTTATTGACATTAATGTTTCATTAGTGTCATCATAGAACACTTTATGATACATTTTTAAAGGATTGTGAACCGCTGTAAGTTCTCGCGTCTCAGTATCCAATATGTGAAAATGTTTTTCATCACCAAAATCATTCCAAGTAAATTCCATTTGTGAACCTAAGAATTTAATATTACCCAAAATAGATTTATGATGATAATGTCCTGAATACACTTGTTCGAATCTCTTGAATAGTGCGGGTGATGTTCCACCGCCTTGAAAATTACCGGGATTTACTAGTGCACCAGTTATCTCACCATGACACATAATAATATCGGCTGAACATATACCTAAAAATTCTTCAACATCATCATAGTTCTCTGTATTAATCCATGGCACTAAACAAATATCTAATCCATCATAATTCTTAACAATCGGATCACTATAAACATTGATATTATCAAAGTCTAAAAGATAATCAGGACTGTTTAATTCATTAGTGTTCTTAAAATAAATGTCATGGTTTCCTACAATCAAATCCATAGTGATGTTTCTGTCAATCAAAGGCTTGACAAAATGTTCGTAATTCTTATGTAAAGAATAAAAATTAACATCACGACGCCTATCAAAATAATCACCCAAATGGATAATTGTCTTGATGTTATGTTTGTCTATGTAAGGAAAGAAAATATCATTATAAAATCGTCCTTGATAATCAGCAAACATCTGATTGTTGTTTCTGATACCACAATGAGTATCATTAATTAAAGCTACTAACATTTTACCCTTCCATAAATTCAGGATAAGCTCTACTTCCTGTTTCCCACATATCCGAACCACCCACTTCTTCGTCTTTACCTACTCTGATACCTATAGTATTTTTAAATGACAACCAAATGATATAAGATGTTACAAACACAAAAGTAAAAATTGTTAAAGTTCCAATAGCCTGATTAAGAAAAGTTGCATCAGTATTCAATATAGGTACTAACATTAAACCCAATATACCCGCAGAACCATGAACACTAATAGCGCCAACGGGATCATCAATACCCCATTTTTCTAAATAACTCATAGAAACTGGTACTAACAAACCACCCAATGCACCATATATTATAGCTACATATGGAGAAGGTGTTAGTGGATCAGCCGTAATTACTACCAATCCAGCTAGTGCTCCATTACAAACTGCATTGAGAGCAGTTTTTCCCAACCATAATTTAGATAATATCATTGCAGAAATTAATCCCGCTGCAGCGGCTGTATTTGTATTAACAAATATCTTAGCAACAGCATCGGCGTTCTCAATACCAATAATAGATAATTGAGAACCACCATTAAAACCAAACCACCCCATCCAAAGGATAAGTGTACCTAATGTAACTTGAGCCGCATTTGATCCATGTATAGGTTTTGGTTTACCTTCTTTAGTATATTTTCCAATTCTTGGACCTATCAAAAGTACAGCTGCTAGAGCTGCAGATGCTCCTGCTAAATGAACAATACCTGATCCAGCGAAATCGACAAAGCCTAATTCACTTAACCAACCACCACCCCATGACCAAGACCCTTGTATTGGGTATATAACAGTGGTAAATATCACAGCAAATAGTAAAAATGTCCACAATTTCTTTCTTTCTGCTACTGCACCCGATACAACAGACATTGCCGTTGCTACAAACACAACTTGAAAGAAGAAATCCGACCATAACGCATGATCTTCTGGTGGGGTCCACCCATACATGAGTTGATACCCAAGTACTAAAAATCCGATTGATGCTACACTATACAGTGCTACGTTTTTGATTAAAATTTCAGTAACATTTTTGCTACGAATCGACCCTGCTTCTAACATTGTAAATCCAGCTGCCATCCACATGACAAGTAGACCGGAAATCAAAAAATAGAATGTGTTTAACGAATATGCTAAATCCATATTATACTCCATATTATAATTGTTAAATTAAGTTTTTTTCTTTGAACCGCGGGGAGTATAATTAATCGGATTCATGTTCTCTTGCAAGAAATCAATATACTGATTAGTCATACCGGGTTCTGGGGCTTGGCCGTCAATAGTAGAGAATGTATCAAACAAATAACCGGCTTGTTCTATACTTCGTTGTTTTATTGCGGCCTGTTTCTTTTCTTTATGTATCCTCCTCAAAAAGGCAAAATATATGATCTGAGTCACATATGCAAATGCATTTTGAGATTTCTCTGGATTAAAATTATTGATGTATTGTAAACAGTTTTCAATACCATCACATATCATTTCATCACGATATGTATAATTAATAAAATTTGGTTTAGTTGAAAGCCTAGTAGCTATCTTGTATATACATCCACCAATGTATTCTGTAATTCTTGGTTTCTCTTCATCATTCGTGACAGCTACTTTACATGCCTCATTATGAACAATGATCGCTGCAGTAAATTCTTTATTATTTACATAATGTACTGAAGCTTTAGTTTGTCTTTTTTCTCTAGTCATATATCTATTATACTATAAATCATTCATTTGTCAAGTTTTCTCAACCAAAGCTACTTCCGCAACCACAAGTCTGTTTAACATCTGGATTATTAATTTTAAATGCTGAAGCAAATGGTTTATCTTCATAATCTATTTCTACATTTTCTAAATAAATATGACTAAATATATCAACATGTAAATTAATTCCATCTTTCTCTATTATAATATCATCTTCAAAACAGTCTTCAACGGGAGATAATCCAAATTTATATTCGAATCCAGCACAACCACCACCCTTTACAGCTAACCTTACTACTTCGCCAGGAGTAATAAAACTTTTTAACTTCTCTATTGCATTATTTGTTAAATTAATCATTTATTTCCTTGACAGATTTGAAAACCTGTGTTAAAATTAATTGTGATGTGGGAGAGGGAATATATACTAATGAATCGTATCATCTGGACCCGGACCCTGACCTTGATCTGTAGGAATTGATTCCTGTTCCTGATCAATATCCTCCATCATTTGATTTAATTCATCACGAAAATCTATATCTCCTTCTTTGAATTTTCTTCTAATCATTCCTTCCATTTCTGTTCTATGCTCTTCAAATGCTTGTTTACTTGATTTTATATCTATTTCATCATTATCTCTAGCATCAAGCCAAGCAGTGCACGCTTCATCATAAAAACTGATAAATTTCTTACTAATGCTTGTTCTAAAAAGGACAGAAGCAGATTCAATTGTAATACTGTCTTCATGTGTAAATGGAATATACGGACCTAAGTGTACAACTATACCACCTGTTGGTGCAGGAGCCAATTGAATATTCATAGGAAAATGAAGTTCTAATTTTTCATGTTTTAAAGTTTCTAAAGGTGTGACTTCTCTTACCATAGCAAATACTTCTTTTCCGTCTTTAAATTTAACGAATTCGTATTTTGTAGTATCGTCTATGAATGGCATCTAGGTATCCTTACTGAATGAATCTCGTAATTAAAATTCTCTTTACTATATGTATTTATTCTTTCTGAGAAATGGTTTAGGGTATAATTTGTATTTTTTTTCCAAGATAAATCATCAGATATATCATACAATACAACACTTTTTTTACCATCTCCAATTCTTAATCCTCTACCTATTGATTGTAAATTTCGTATTCTACTCTTACTTGGTGAAGCGAATACAATGTTGTGTAATCTTTTAATATTAATTCCTGTACTAAATGTTCCGAAGCTGGCTACTATCACGGCGTTGTTTTCCGTTTCAACAATCTCTCTGACCTTTTCTCTATCTAAAGCATCTGTTCCACCAAATACAAAAAATACTTTTCTTTTAGTTGTATCTTCTGATAATATTTTATACAGACCTCTACCATGCTTTTCTACATACTGAAATAATACTAATGAATTTCCTTCCAGGCCATTCACTAAGTTTTTTATAAAATTATTTCGTTTTTCGTTTCTGACAATCCAATCCATTTCTTCTTGATATGTCATTTTGCAAACTAATTTTCGTTCTTCATCAGAATACGATAATACTAAACATTGTATATCTAGATTAGCTAATGTACCTTCGTCCATCAATTCTTTAGAAGTAGTAACAAAATACGCTGGGCCGAACAAGCCTTCTAATTGAAGTTTATGTATTTGTGTGTCTTGTAATGTACCTGTTGTGCCTATCTTGTATTTAACTTCTGTTAGTGACTCCATGATTTTTGTAAGAGATTTAGCTTTAAACAAGTGAGCTTCATCTCCGATGACCATACCAAATTGATTTCCGAATCCTTTGGGCATCCTCATCATTGATTGCCATGTAGTAACAACAATAGGAGCATCCGACTCTTTGTCTCCTCCATATATCTTAGCTATATCACCTCTGAATCCATAATCTTGAAAATCTTTTGTCATCTGTTCTACTAGTGAAGTTGTGGGTACGATTACTAATGCTTTCTTGTTCTTCTTTAGAAAATTATATCGTATAAGACTGTATATCATCAACGACTTACCTGAAGCAGTCGGTGATACTAATATACACTTTTGATTGTGGGCCGCATATGCTACGGCTTCTTTCTGGTAATATCTAAGTTCTAATGGTATATCTTTAACAATTTCGTGGTATCGTTCTATTGTAAAAATATCAGTTTCAAGTTCATATCCTTCTATCTCATAATCACGTTCTTCACAAAACTCTTTGAGATATGTATATAAACCTAGATATAATTGATTTGTTTGAAGATGGAATAAACGAATGTACCCATCCCAAAATTTCTTTCGAACAGCTGGAATAAAACTGGCACCCGGAACTTTAAACTTAAAGAATTCTGAAAGTTCTTTTCTTATCGAGTCTTCTGTAGAAATTGTAAGATAAACTTCGTCTTTCTTCGCGACTACGAGCCTGCCATGAATTTTCGCCATTCTATAATATTCTTTATTGTTTGATGTCTCCATGTCAACTGAGAGACAATATCTTGTAAATAACTAACAGTAACTCTACAGATTTCTAATTTCTCTAATACTTTTTGTATATCTTTATCTGCACCAAAAAACTTATCATAATCTGATTTGAGTATTGTAAGGCCATTGAATGGGTCGTAGTCCCAATTCTTTTCTTTTATTTCTTCGCGACTTAACTTACCCGTGTACCAAAGCCATTTATCTTTTTGTAAATCTTTTAATGTGTGTTCATATTTTATTTGAATGAGTTTTTTACTTGACAATAACTCACTATATTTAGCATGAAGATTGGGTACATTGAGGGAAGACGCGTCTAATTCTATGTCATCAATTTGACAATCTTTCTTCCACAGTTCTTGGATTTCGGACAAAGTTTTATTATTCATAATATATATTATATCAACCTTTCACTGAAAAGTCAATCAGGTACTTACTTTAACTTTAAATAAAGTATACCTCAGTGTTAAGTCTGCAACTACATAATCAGTATCAGCTGCATCGGATTTAAATTCTACTGAACCTAAACTAGTAGGAAAACAATCTTCAAACATAAACTCTACATTAGCATTATTAGATGATGTATTGACAATTAAAGTTGCATCTGAATACATTTCAGTATAATCACCAGAACGATTATCAAACCCTGTCGTAGTTTTTGTTGAACCTATTAATTCTCTAAAATCATCAGTATCCGCGCCCGGTGCTAATTGCATTATCCAATTGAAAATTTCTTGATAATTTAACATATCTTCATCTACAATAAATCTAATAACAAGCGGATCAAATACAATTTTATCTCCAGGCAAATATGATCTAATACCTAAAGTTGTTTCATGTGCAGCTTCAGAAAAAGTAATTCCCGGTACAGTTGCACCTACACAAAAATATCTAGTTTTAGGTAATTTGTTTATCTGAAATTCAAAATTAACTGGTGAAAGATAATTTAAATTTGTAGGTTGATCAGATTGCCAATTTGCTGTTGCCATGTTCTATTTCCATTCGTTATATGTTATAGTATCTGTCATACTAGTATTTATAACAAAAAAAAAGAGCCCCCGAAGGGGCTCTCTAAAATCAAAAAATATGATTTATAGTAAGTTAAGAACTTCGAAACTTCTGTAGTAAGAGTTTGTAGAAGTAGCTGCCAGGCCAGAGGCCGGAGTACTACCAACAAACGGATTACTTACGATTCCGTAACGAGTTTTAAATCCAATCTTAGGTTGGAATGTGTTCTCACCAACTGCACGAACCATCTGCAGTGGGACGTATGGACAATAGAATAGTCCAGCATCAAACGGATTTGATCCTCTATATCCAACTGTTACATAGCCTTCACCAGCTGTTACACCTGTGGGTCGTGTAGACGCACTAGCGTAATATGGGTCGATATACACTTTAAGTGATCCATTAAGGACACCCGCAAATGTATTTCCAGTGTCATCAACATTTAACTTAGTTGACAATGCTGGAGCATAGTCCAATACACCTGCCATTGCAAGTGCAGATGCTACGTCACTAGAACACAGAATAAAGTTACCTTTACCCCTTCGTGTTTGTCGTGCTATAACATTAGCATTCCTTTCAATGTGGTACATCAAACCTTTAAATTTTTCAACAGACCAACGACCAGATGAATCTACATCTAGGTCAAATTGTCCGTTTACAGAAGTTCCCGTTAGGTTAGCTTCTGATGCAACACCTTCAATCTTGGCTTGATCATTAACTGTTCTAACAACTTCTCTGTTGATCTCCGCTAGGATCTCACCAGAAAGAATATTTGCTAGTTCGGTTTCTGCGTCAAGGCCATGAATTGCTTTAAGGTCTTGTGCTAGTTCTATAGTGTACTCAGCTTTAAGCGCTCTGCTTTTAGCGGTAACTGTAGCCTTTTCGATTGAGAATGACATTTCTGCAATAGAAGCATCAATTTCAGCTGCGGCCGTAGTATCACCTGCACCTGTTGTGTAGCCTGTCTGAATAGCTGCGTTAGCAGAACTGGCCGCGAATGGGTCAGCTCCTGCATGTGTACCTGATGCAGAGTAGTCAGTATCAGCTTCGTTAAATAACGCTTCTGTTCTGGCTGTTGCACTCGTGGAATCTACATATCTTGCCTTCATCGCGAAGATAAGACCTGTAGGACCAGTCATAGGTTGTACACCACAAATATCATATGCTACCAAGTTAGGCATTGCTCTACGAACTAGTGAAATTAGAATTGGATCCCAGTTAGCTGCTGTTGCAGTTGCCCCAGTACCTACTACAGTACCAGTACCGGCTCCAAGTGCTTCTGATAAAGCACCTCTATCTTCAGCCATTGCTCGTTCTTGGTTCTCAAGAATTACGGAAGTTACAGCTCTCTTATACTGATCTTCGATCTTTGGAAGATCGGGATGCTCGAGAACTGGCTGCCACTTTTCTTGAAGTGATTCTGACATAAACATTGTTTATATCCCCCTTATTAAGCTAAAATTAATCATCTAATTTAGCAAATTTACTAATCGCGGACGTATAACCAGACATATGTGGATTTGTATTTTGTACTGTATTAGTACTCAATGGATCCGTATCACTGGAGGCTACTCCACTATCGTCAGAGACAGCTTCGAACTTCTCACCTTTGAAGTAGGCTTCTTTCAATGTAGAAATCTTCTCTTGGAATTTTTCTTCATCTTCGTAGTCAACATCTTCGGCGAGTGTTTTTAGCTTCTCAAGCTCGCTATCAGCTAGGTCTTTTGAGGCCTCACTAATAATTTTTTCACGTTTCAATTCCTCGACATCTTGAGATAAAGAAATATTTTGTGCTACTTCCTCATTCAACTTGTCTTCTTGCTGATCAAGTCTTGCTGCGAGTTCTTCAACTACATCAAACTTGTCTTCTGGAACTTCAACGTAATGCTCTTCAAACAGCTTCTTCAAACCGTTTATGAAATCTTCTGTGAGTTCGGATTTAAGTCCGCGCTCAATCGCTAATTCATTTTCTTCAACCCAACTTTCAGCGACATAGTTAAGATATGAGTCAACCTTTTCAGATAAATCTTCTTTGATTTCCTCAATAGCTTCAGTAGTTTTTTCCTCATATTGAGTTTCTACTTCTAAAACCTTTTCCCTAACTCTTGTTGCGACTGCTGCTTCAAAAATTGTTTTAGCCTTTGTTTTGAATTCTTCGGATAAATCTTCATCAGCAACTAAAGCGTCTATGTCATCAGACATATCGACATCATAAGACTCTTTCTTTGCATCTTCTTCTTCCTCTTCTTCAGGCTCTTCTTCAGACTGATCTTCATCATCATCTTCTTTAGAAAGTCCTTCAACAAAAGATTGAACTTCTTTAATAGATTTATCTTTAAGAGATTCTACTACCTTACGAATTAAGGCATTTCGACTTAGTGATTCAGATTCTTCTTCATCTTCACCATCCTCGTCTTCACTCAAGCTAGATGCATGAGTTCGAAGTGTTTTAACATCCAGTTCTTTCATAGATGCAACGGCGGCTTTAAGTAGATCAGCTTTTGACATTTCTTCCAAAGATGGAGTATCAGTATCAACTTCTACATCCTCTTGATTTACTGCTTTAGCTTTGTCTACTTTAGTTTCACCATCATCAACTTCTTCAGGAGCATCACCCTTCTTTTCACCACCGGGAGCTTTGGCTTTGCTTGTAGCATCACCAGCCTTCTTGGCAGCATCCGAAGCATGTTTCTCAGCATCGGCGTCGGGTTTTGAATCACCTGAGGCAGCTTTCAGGGCTGCTTCGTTGATCACTTTTTCAATAGTATCTTCTAACTTTGACATTAGATTATCCTCTCTTTAATATAATAAAATTAACTAATTCTATTAACATATATTTATACATTATAGATTTTCAAGAAATGATTTAAATACATTTAATTTGACTTCTTGAAGTTTGTGTGTTTTGGCCCTTCTGATTGAATTTTTATATTCTTCAATTTTCTGTGACTTAAACACACCATTATCCCAAATCCATTCAACTCCCTCCATTACGCCATTTACGAACGCGTCAGGAGCAGACGGATCTGCCACGATATCAGCGGCTGTTGCTAACTGAAAATCTGATTGCACCATCTGAACACCATCTCTAGTGTTACTTGATTTCAATGATCCCATACCCCTACTTGAAACACCAAGTCTAGCACCATCAGCTAGTAAATTCTTGACAATTTCTCCCATGGGAGTAGATAATACCTTTGCTTTTCCGATGAAATTATCTCCATCTTCTGTTAAGCTTTGAATTAGATGAGATGTCCTCTCTAAATTAATCGTTGGTCCTTCTGGATGCCCTAATTCTCCATAGGCTCTTTTCTGATTAATGAACTCTTTCGTATATCTAGCCACCTCTTTTTTCATTACTTCTTTGGGGTATATACGACCATTTTTGTTCTTTACTTCAGTCTGCAACATAATACCTTCAATGAAGACGTTCTTCTTACCGGTTTTAGGGTCTTCTTCGATAAGATAATCTACATTATCACACCATTGTTCTGATATTAGTTTCATTTGTTCTTTCCTCGTTAAAACGCTTTGTGAATATCTTTAGCGTTACTATACATTTTATCGGCCACTTTTAATAGTCTATTCATTATTTCTGTCCTATATGATATAATATTTGGGCTCATGTGGCCTTCAACTTTATGAATCTGTCCTATAAGTTGAATAATTTTTACTTCTCTCTTCGCACCAATTACTTTAGCTAACATCTCAACTGAACTAGTATGTTTATTTTGATCAGTTAATTTTGCTATCTTATCTATTACTGTTTGATCTAGTTCTTTTGCTTCGCCCAACCAATTAATTTCTTTAAGCATATCATCTGTTCTTGTTTGGGCAATAAGTCTTTTACGAACATCAAGCCCCTCTTGGATATCTTCACCCATGAGTTTAACAAATTGACTAGCTGAATCTTTAGCAGATTTCATATCCTTAAAGACACCAAGTTCTTCAGGTTCTTTAGCTGATTTTGGTTTTACCCAAACTCTAACTTTTTTCGACCCTGTTTTTTCAGCATGGTAGAATACTTCTGTATTCTTTATTTTAGTTCTAGATATCTCTAATTTCTTAGCATCAGCTTTGAAATT